CGCCACGTCCGGCTGTTTCGGCTGTCGTTCCCAGGGCCAAAGAAGGGCTGATCTCGACGTATTCCGTCCCTCCCCAGCGATAAGCCAGATTAGTATCGGTAGCGACATAAATTTTCCCAGACTCTCCAGTTGTTGGAAAATCCGACCGCGACGGATACTCCACCACATCATCTACATAAGATGGTAGCTGTGAAGAAGGCACCCGGCCGCTTTCGTCCAGTTCTGCCAATCCTCCCGGCTGGCCTTTCTCTGCTAAAACCCGATCTCCTTCGGCTTTGGCATAGTCTCCTTGGGTCTTTGCGTATTCAGCCTGAGTATGCGCCTCTGTTGCAGCATCATTAGCAGATGTAGCCGCCTGATTCGCATTGGTGGCGGCCTCATTGGCAGATTGTGCGGCTTGATTGGCATTAGCAGTAGCCTGTTGGGCTTCATTTACAACTCCAATAGCTACGTCTGCGGCATTTTCTGCTTTTTCCGCCGCTGCCGTTGCTCGGGTTGTAGCTGTATTAGCGTTAACAGCAGCCTGATCCGCCTGATTAGCCGACGCGGTTGCGTTATCCGCCGCTTTTTGGGCCGCTTCCGCTTTAGCATCTGCATTGGTGGCAGAAGTATTCGCATTCTCTGCCGCCTGATTCGCATTGGTGGCGGCCTCATTGGCAGAAGTAGCAGCGTCAGCAATAAACGTCAGTTCTGCCGCCTTACTTGTGTTTTCAGCCGTGGTACCTAGCGTCTTGAGGCCATTTAAATCTTCTGTAACAGGAAGATCACTGATTTTAACCTTTTGAATTTCCATATCGTCTCAAGCTAATTGCATAACCATCTTCTGTTATAACTATCCGACCGTCTTCTGTTGCCAAAAGAACGGGGAATATTAAATCTTCCAACTCCATTGTCAATCGGTCAAATTCTTCCGCAGATATAAATCCGCAATCTGCAACCGGGTAGCGTTGCAAATCCCGAAGGTTGTTTGTCTGCAATTCGACATCATCCGGGATCGTCAATTGTTGACCGGACACAAGTGTTGGAGTCCATGTATCAATATTGTTGACATCCAGAATCTTCTCTATATTCAGAGGGGAACCGGTTGCATTTACACTGACATCCAAAATCGTTTCGCCTTGCTTTACTATATAATCCATTACCATGAATATTTAGCATTAGCCCCTTCATACGGACTTGTCTCAGCTCCGTTAATCGAAAGTATGCCAACCCCGGCCACTGTACCTGTTACTGTTGTAGTTTCCATAGAGCTTCCCACGGGTACCGATATATCCCATTCACCTTCCTTGCTGACACCATTACCATAATCGCCATGTATGGTAAGTGCGTCTTTTGCGGCTGCCGAAAGTAGCACAATAACATCATTACCCTGATAAGATACAGATACATTAATTGTATCTTTTCCGGGAGCTTCCGCCCCATTTTGTGTAACACTGCACGAACCAGATAATGATCCTCCGGAAACTTCAATCGTCCCGGTACGTTGAGAGGTAGAGGTATTAGCAGTTGCAGTAAAATATATTTGAGTACTTCCTGTACCAGATTCTATAGAAGCGCTTATCCACGCAGGAAGAGATGAAATACTCCATGATAGTGAAGCGGGGCAATTCACACGCAGAGAGAAACCACCCCCGGCGGCGTTGATCGTCATAGATGAAGGCGATAAATTCAAATACTGCTGTGTGCCTTTGGTGTACAATACAAAAAATGAATATTCAATATAATTCGTTTTGCCGCCCCCGATACCGCCTATTGTTGTGTCTAGTTGATAAACATTCAGAGTCATGGCTGATGTTTCTGAATAGGTGTATACTATACTCGACAGGATATTTTGAGAATACGCATTAACAGGCAGTCTGCGGGTGTATGTTCTTGAATTATTAGTCTGATTTATGCCGACATATCCAATAGCCCCCAATACGGCATCAATACCCCCTGTCTCAAGGGTTATCACCTGACCACTTGGATATACAAGGCTGGAATCTACCTGCGCTTTGTATTTCTTTCCGTAAACCTGCTTTCCGTTAAATGTCAATCCCTCTATAATTACTTCGGTTTCGGAATCCAAATCCGGATAAGGGTACAATCCAAGTAAGGAAGACAATTGCGACCCCGTTAAATCAGTAGCAGGCCCAGATTGTGTGGAAGCATTCCCTTTGACCGTCTGAGCAGGCATATTCGCCAGTTTAGCGTTCGACACAGCATTAGGCGCGATAGCTGGAGTTGTGATAGCTTCCGGCTGAATCTGCCCCGGAGCAATCCACCCGCTATATTTGGCAACATTCGCCTCTGTAAGTTGCGGGTAGCCCGTATCACTGGCGCTAATTTGCGTGGTGTATTCCGTATATACCGGTGCCGTGCTGCCGGATTTGGTGGGACGGACATCCGTTTGATTGTCGAGAGGGGCCAGATAACTCGACCGGGTAGCCCCTGCTGGAACCGAGCGAATAACTCCATCCATAACCACCAATCCCGCCCCGTAGGCATTCCCGCTGTACGTCAGGCCACTCAAAATAGCAAAGTGCACGTCAGCCAAGCCGGCAACAGCCGTCATAACGTTGTCTGTACACTGAGCAGCATCTGACTGCAAAAAAGGAGTTTTGTTCGTCTCCTGAACGTTGTATTTCTTTATCGAACTCATATAGCTTTGATTTTGTAGGTTATCCCATCAAGAATTAAAGTGTTCAAATCTGCCAGAAACTGAGAATACAAAGCGTTCTCATCCATTAAGGACTGAGGAACCCATATTACTAGAATATTAATGCCGCTCACACTTTCCAGATTTGGGGTCAGATAGACCGGATCGGCTGTCGTCGATGTCAGCCACACATCATTCGAGGCATCGTCCGGAGCCAACCATACAGTCTCGTTCGCCCCTAAATACTCAAAATCTATCTGCTCGGAATAATGATCCCGCAAATACTTCAAGGCTGAGCCATACGTCCACGGGATGAGGGCGAGAAGTTTCTGTTTTAGTCGAAAAGCAAACAAATCAGCCAGTGGAGTGTGCAAAGGAGTGAGCGAGCAGTACACCAACCTATAAGCCACCGATAAGGTCAGCGATTTAGTCACCGACCAATATTGTCGGAGGTAGAGCATGGTGAGCTTTCGTATGTCAGTTTCCCGAAACATAAGTTATATTCTTCTCAAAGTCGGTTTCGTAATTGAAATACCCGGCAGGGACTATTACGCTTTCGGTAAAAGGCTGCCAACCCGTGTCGGTCTGAATCTGACCGCCTGCCAGATAAAAATCCACCACTCCCGGCACATTGCTCCGCACGTACTGCTCAAGGTGATTCGGGTAAAAAGCAGAATTGAAGCTCATCGAATCCCTGAACTGCTCCATAGCCGCAACTACACCGGATGCAACCGTCGCCTGATCGTACTGCGGCGAGTATACGCAGTTCATCGTGGCAAATTTGATCACATTGCCAGCAAGCGAATACTTATTAAGCAGGATGCCTGGAATTTCAAAATTCTTCATGTAGGTATCGAAAGCTTGCTTTTGTTCGTCAGTCAAAGGAATCAGCTGCCCGTTTTCATTCTGTGCGGCCACCTTTAACGACAGGGTAGAAACCGGATAATCCTCACCCCCGATTTCCACCGTAGAGGTCGATATATCGGCCGATGCCTGTTTGACGATCTGTTTTGTGGTATCGATAGTGGGATAGTAGGGTTGGTAATTCTCGTCGAACTCCAAATTATCCCCATACTGAAAAGCCTTAGCCGCATCTTCGTAATATTTGGCTTTCCCGTACCTATTCTGCCTTACATAAGACTGTATCGTCGTCCAGGTATTGCCGATCTCCGTGCGGACGGTATCGATCACATCCGAAAAAGCCTTGATGATCCGCTGATACACCGACCCGGCAGAGGTATTCGTAAGCTGGGGGATTGCCGCTTGTACGTTCGCCAGTATGTCATTGAAACTTGCCATATCAATATTCTGTTATTAGAACTACATCATTCCCTTGCACCTGGTATTCAGCACTCTGAGCGCCGTCCGTATAGGCCATGTTTTGCCAGCGGATCAGCGTGGGCAAAAGTTCAGACCCGATAGCATCCACTAAGGATAATCCGATAGGAGGATAGAGAGGGGTGCACATGGCCGTTCCCGCAAGGATAAACCCGTTTTGCAGCCCGGTATCGCGGTCTGCGGCAACATCCAAATCGCCGCTCTCAATGTATATATCCCTTTCCCTCGGGTTGAATCTCAAATCCTGCATCAGTGCGTTATTTTAGTGTCCTCGTAATCCGCTGCGACAAATTCTGCCGCTTTTCCGGTCGGTGCCGGG